TTCTTGAGGACAGTTTTACTAGTTTAGGTATTCCTGTAAAAGAAAGCTCTATATTTAACGCAATTAAAAAACTTCAAGCAGAGGGTGGCGCTGACATATCGACTTTACAAAATTTAAAGTCTGTTCTTACAGTAGCCGCAAAAGACCCAGAAGTAGTGGCTAATTTTGGAGCTGGCGAAGTTGGTAAAGTAATAAAATCGTTAGGCGGGGTTATAGATGGTAAGTTTGACGAAACTCAACGGATAATTAGTCAGGGCGGTAAAATAGTACCTGATTACAACAGTCCTGTAAGAGGGTCTATAGCAATGACCGAATCTGGGTCAAATATCACCCTTGATATGGTGGAAAAAGGCTTGTTTACAAAAGCAGATTATGATGCTCAGTTTTACGAAAAATTTATTCCTGCGGCTCCAGCAGAATTAACTAACTTAAAAGAAGGTCTTCGTTTGTGGAAAGAAGCAAATCTTTTTTACGCTGAGGGACAAGAAAAGTTTAATAACGTAGCTGTAAACGCAATTTTAAAAAACGCTAGAGCTAAAACAGGGGGAAGAAACCTGTCTGACCTTGACGTTTTAATAAAAGACGGGGATGTTAAAAATCTACAAATTTATTTAGACGCGGTTACACCAACAGTGGGTAACGCAGCAAGGCTAACAGAACCGGGAGCAGACGCTACCATACTACAAGCAAAAGCATTGTTTGAAGAAGGGGACGTTATTGCTGGAAATGCATTGTTAAAAGAAGCTGGGTTAGATAATACAACAGGAATACTTCCGGATTTTGTTCAGGGCATGTCAAAAGAAGATGGCTACTGGCAAACGATGGTCAAACCGTATTTAGATGGTTTAGACACTTTGGTAGTTCAAGCTAGGTCAGGAGCTAACCCCGGAGATTTAAGGACGGCTATTCGCACAGACGTAGCTAGTCAATGGTTAAAAAACGCTATTCGAGAATCTACAGTAGGTCCGGTCAATAGAACTACCATTGACGCAATTGCTTTAAATAATTCTTTTAAGGGATTAGGAAAAGAAGTTCAAGACACCCTCTTTGGTAATGAAACTGCTAATATTTTAAGAGAGTCTCTTAGTGATACATATCTTCTTAGCGCAAAAAACGCAGATGATTTTGCTAGGCAAATTGATTCGATAGGCGATGTTGGACTTAAAGCACAAGCTAATGCGGTCAAACAATCTATTGATGAAGCCGCTGAAGCAAGTCAAACAGCGGTTGCAAGAGCTTTATCTACTGGGCAAATAGATTCTGCTGATGACCTTGTGCAAGCGGTATTAAAAGATCCTAAAAGCTACGATCAATTAGTAAAAACATTTGGTAGGGATGAGTTAATTAAAGAAGGCGGATTAAAAGATGCTACGTTGTTAGGCATTTTGAAAGGCGCTAATTTTGATGATTTATTTACTGCCGCAGGTCAAGACGCTATTCAAAAAGGTGAGTGGGGTAAAAATTTCGTTAAAGTTTTAGAGCAACAAAATAAAAATGGTGTTCTTGAAAAAATGTTGGGTAAGGAAACTTTTAAAAATTTAGAAAAATTAGCTCAAGATTCTATTAAAGTTTCTAATGTAGACCGCCCAGGCGTTGCTTTTGCAGGAGCAACAGCAAGACTTGCTGGAGGTGGCGCAATACTTGCCGCAGTTCTTGGTCATTTTGGCGCTGCTCTTACAGCAGGTGCTGGTTTAGCGGGTTCTGCTGTTGGCGCAAGACTTTTTAGAAACCCTACGTTTTTAAAAATCCTTACATCCCCCCAAATGAGAGAGCAGCTTTACAGCAAAGCAATTGCTGATGGGATAGTTCCGGCAAAATATTCTCAAAAAAATGCAGGGAAAGCTTTTTATAATCAAGTTAATGTTTACTGGACAAACAAGATTATTGATAGTTTTACAAGAGAAGGGCTACGGATTACCGGAACAACCGCTGTTGGTCAAGACAGAGAAAGTCCACAAGGGATGATGTTACGAGAAGCATCAAAAGGTCAAAGGCTTCCTTCTGGTATTTCTTTAGATGAACTTCGAGATAAAATATCGGTAGATCCGGATATGTTAAAACAACCTGAAACAGATTTTCGTTTGGACCCACTTCCTCTTGCCAGACCACTATCCATGAACGCAAGTGATGTTGAACGAGAACGAGCTCGAATGGGCATAGCAGGACTAATCTCTTGAACACAGAGCAGTTAAAAGAAGAAATTAAAAACGACGAAGGCTGTGTCTACGCTATTTACCTAGACCATTTAGGCAAGAAAACCTTTGGCGTTGGTCATTTGGTCACGGAAAACGACCCAGAGTACTTGCTCCAGGTAGGCGATGTGATAGACGATGACCGGGTAGACAGTTGTTTTGCAACAGATATTGAGATAACCGTGGACGAATGCCTGGCGTTATACGATGACTTCTTTGATTTACCGGAAGAGGTACAGCTAATCATTGCTAACATGATGTTTAATTTAGGGCGAACCAACCTGTCTAAGTTTAAAGATATGCGTAGGGCCGTGGACCAAGGAGATTGGAACGCAGCAGCAGATGCAATGATTGATTCCAAGTGGTATATGCAAGTAACTAACCGAGCCCAGAGATTGGTTGATAGAATGCGACAAGTGGGAGAATGACATGACTACAACGAAAAAAGTGGTTAAGAAAAAGACTTCTAAGAAGTTAGCTGATGACAGTAAGTATGCTGAGTTTGACCTTGATGGTGATGGCATTGTCTCTGACGAAGAGATCCAACGGTCACAAGAGTTGATGGAGTTAGAGCTTCGAGAAGAAAAAGCTGACGCACAACAGAAAATGGCGTGGATAGCCATGGGTTCTATGCTGGTGTTTAGCTTGATTTTGTTTAGCCCTATAGTATCTGAGTCAAGAGTATCGGCGCTGGCTGATTTACTTGGGCTGTTTTACATTGCACAAGCCGGCGTGGTAGGTGCATACATGGGAACATCTGCTTGGATGAGTAAAAAATAATGGCAAAGCCTTTTGTTTATAAGTGCGAGCTAGACCGAGTTGTCGATGGCGATACGGTAGACGTTAACTTAGATCTGGGGTTTAAAATTATTTTAGCTAAACAAAGGGTTCGTCTTGTAGGGATAGATACCCCTGAATCACGGACCAGGGACCTTGCTGAAAAGAAATTGGGTTTACAAGCCAAAGACTTACTCACAGAACTTTGTTGCGATGGTTTTGTGCTGGAGTCTCAGGGACGCGGTAAGTACGGTCGTATTCTTGGCGTGTTGTGGGACTTTGATGGCAACAGTATTAACCAGAAGTTAATTGAAGCTGGGTTAGCTGTTGAGTATTGGGGTGGAACTAAAGTAAAAGTATGGGGCGATTATTAACGTCGCTAGGCTGTTCGTTTCCTAACTGTTTTTCTTTTAACAGATGCAACTCTTCTAGGCTTGCCAGGTGGTTGTCCTAATCGTTTTTTCTGAGCGACTCTAGACTTCTTCTCTGATGCAGTAAGTTCTTTAGACGTTTTAGGTGTCTTCTTAGAAACACGCTTGCTTGGTCTGCAATAAGGCGTTCCTCTTTTCTCACCTTTCTTTCTTCCGCAAGGCTTACCTGTTCTTACGTCAACCCATTCTTCCTTAAACCAGCGTTTAAGGTCAGCGCCTTTTTTTGTTTTGCGAACAGCCATCAGTATATCTTAACTTCTCGTCCACCGTGCTTAGACAGCACCGCGCCACACCCGTTGGTCTTAACAGATATTCCGCCTTCTGCACGTTTTGTTTTGTTGCCCCAGTTACTGGCTCCAACTTTTCTGCATTTAGCGATAGCGCCGCTTGCATACGCTGAGGGGAAAACTTTGTATCGAGCTTTAACTTTTCTATAACATGCGTCTTTAGTAGCCATTAGTAACACTTCCACCTTCTTCGAGCTTGTCTTATCCTAGAATTAGGATCGTTTCTTGTTTTAGCTGAACTTCGTTTTAACTGACCTAAGGACCTAGCGCAGTATGACTTACGACGTTTAGCAGCTTTGCTACCCGCTTTTACTTTCCCGGTAACCGCTGTCTTTAGCTTACTGCCAGGGTTTTTCCGGCGGTAAGCTTTAACGCCTTTCTCTGTCATTCCCGCCCCAGATTTAGTGGGGCGGTAATTAGCGCCTTTTCCTTTAGTAGTCTTACGGATAGGCTTTTCTTTTTTCCTAGCCATTTAGAAGATTCTAGCGGCCCCGCCCTTAGCGTAGCCTTTCTTATTTAGTACAGAGCCACCGCCTTTGCGCTTCATTGCACCGCCTTTTGAGTAGCCCTTCTTTTTCATTGCAGAGCCACCGCCAGCCATTTTACCCATACCGTCACCAACAAATGTTGGCTTACCAGTGTCAGGATTCATGGGCATTCCGCCCTTAGCGTAGCCTTTCTTATTCATCCCGCCCTTAGCGTAGCCTTTCTTATTCATCCCGCCCTTCGAGTAACCCTTCTTCTTCATCATTGTCATCTTCTCCTGCATACAAGTTGTTAAATGTTATCTCTGGACTCATATAGCTGTCATCACATTCCGCGCTATGCGCCCATTGACTTGGTTTAAAGTCAGGTGGTCCGTCACCTGTTTCCCATAATGCAGGGCTTGTTGCTCTTACCCTGTTGTTTGGCAATGCCACGATGTTACCAGTGTACCTTCCAGCGTCTGTCAACTCAATAACATGACTCTGTTTGTGTTGCGCTGGGTCATCCGCAATATCGCTCTCAGTATACTCAACGGTAAACATATACCGTCCCGTATGAAATTCACCATCTATCTTACACAACCACGGGCTAGATGACACTCTTTCTAGGCTAAAAACCGCATGGTGGTGGGAGCTACAGTCCCAAGGTTGTGCTAAAGGCACAGGCATTTGCTCAGGCCATTGTTCCAACGGCGTGTCAGCAACAAGTGCGGTTATCGGCATACGAGCCCACATCGCCCCTCCATGGACGTTCTGCGAATCATCTAGATCGCTTTCCGCCCCGGTAAATACTAAATGAAAGCTTAAACATCTATCAGGGATAGTTGCTACAGCAATCGCCATGGCATGGATAAATTCACCATGATATTGATCGTGGTTGTGTGTAAATTCTCTTCTGACCCAGCACTTAAAGTGCGGAATGTTGCTCATTACATATGACATTACTTGGCTAACCCCCAGTTTTCTGATAATCCGTAGTCTACTTTTGATGGTATTTGCATCTCAGGCACACAGTTCTCCATGATATCCACTATCTCCTTAACACTTGGTTCATTCTCAATAGAAAAACACAGCTCGTCATGCACTGTCAGCATGGGCGTGTACCCAGCCTCATAGCATTGGAGCATGGCAACTTTAGTTTGGTCTGCGCTACAGGCTTGTATCAACCTGTTTAGTGCTTTAAATGTAAACGCAACGCGGTATCGTCCAGGGTCGAGCGTCCCCCATTTGTCTGGGCGCTCTTCCATGGGTGTATCTAAGATTTCTTGCCACTGCTCTTCGAGCTTTTCAAAGTGGATGGGCTTGTTTAATTTGCTATAGGAGCGCTGTTCTCGCATCGGAAACCGGCACTTGCGCCCCATCATTGTTCTGATCTGAGCCTTCTGCGATGCCGCGCGCATGACTGCCGAGGCTAAGTCTCTGATAAAAGGCACTTTATCGTCGTAGTCTTTACGCAATGCCTTGGCTTCTTCAAACGGTATGTCACCTAATACGGATGCAAGTTTACCAAGTCCCATGCCGTACATAATTCCCAGATTAATTGTTTTAGCGTGGGACCGCTCTACCCCAGCTAAGTCAGCTATCATCTGGTGAAAGTCTAAGTCTTGCTTTTGGTACTGAGTCACGATCTCTTTTACCTTTGGATGGTCGCGAGTGTCTGGTGTGAGCGCAGCAAAGTGCATCAACCACCGTGGTTCTTGGGCGCTGTAATCAAAACTGCCCCACTGGCAACCTTCTTCCGGTAAGAATAGACCACGGATCATGGTCTTTATCTCCGGATGCCGTGCAGGAACCTGCTGTAGGTTAGGGTGCGATGAGCTAAATCGCCCAGACACCGTACCGCCTTCATCGTTCCGCAGTTGATTAAACTGACAATGTATCCGCCCATCGTGTTGATGGCTTAAAATTGTATCAATAAACGTAGTGTTAGCCTTGTTGTACTCTCGTATCTCCAGTATCTTCTTAGCGATAGGATGCTCGTGAGTCTTTAAAAAGTGCTTGGTAAAGCTTGGCGCACCGCTTTTCTCTGTTCTCTCGTAGGTCAACTTTAAACTGTCGAATGCTTTTGACAGACTGATCGCGTTCCATGGCTCAATGTCCACGCCAGTTTCTTTCTTAACTTCCCTGAGCAATTTGTTCTCTCTTGCCTGGAGGTCTTTCTTAGTCTTCTCAGCCTTCTCTAAATCCACCCGTATGCCCTTACGACGCATTTCAAAGATAATGGGCAGTAATGATGTCTCTAGCTCTAGTATTTGCTCACAGTCCTCCTCTATGAGCCTTGGATGCAATACCTTCCATAGCTTTAGAGTCAAATCAGCATCTTTCTCGGCATATGACGCTACTCTAGCCGCCGGAAGTTTCCACATTTCAGCCTTTGCATCGACGCCATGTTGGTTTGCTGCTCTTCTTAAATCGTCTTCTTGCTTACGTTCGCCCAAATAAGTGACGCCAAGTGCGTTCAAACTGTAGCTAAACCGGTTCTCATCCAGCAATGGTGCAGCAATCATGGTATCGAGCACTTTGCCCTTGACCTCAATGCCTTCTGACATCAGCCAGCCTAGATCGTATTGTGCATTATGAAAAACCACGGACATGCCGTGGTTCAACTGGTCCTGCATCCACTTCAGGACGGTCTTCTTTGCTAGATTACCGCCCCCTTCGTGGGCGATGGGCAGATAAGCCTTCCATCCTTCTGCGGCAACTGCAATGCCAATAAGGTTTCCGTCTTGTCTAGCCCACCCTGGACCACGACTGATTAAATTTGGATCTCTGGTTTCTGTGTCTATTGCGATAAGTTTCTCGCCAGAAAGGTCCGGCAACTCTGCCGGCGGAGTCCACGTTACTTCATTAAATAAATCTTCTTGCATAATTAAAGCGAGTAGTAAGCATCAGTGACCGGCTCCATAATATGTAAACTGTTCTTAGTCCTAGTCACTGCAACGTAATATACTCGATGCTCCATGTTTGGGTTTCTTTGATACTGCTTGTAAGCAGCATGAGATAGATCTGGGATGACAAGTATATTGTCGCATTCACCGCCCTTCATTCCATGAATGGTATTGATTTTGATGCGTGGGTTTTTGATGTTATCCCCGCGCTTCAAGGCGTTTAAGATATAGTTCTTTGTGTCCGGGTCGATTTTATCGAGCGCCTGATGCCACCGCATATTACGCTTGGCAAGTAAACCATAGGATTGTTCTGCTTGGCTCATGGTTATAAAAGTCTCTGGGTCAATGCCCAGCAATGCCTTGGACCTTGGACCATAGCCCCTGGTAAAGCCAACATTGACTGACATCAATGTGTAGATATTCCGCAGTTGTTGGCCGCCTATCTGACCGTTCTTGCACCATTGTTCCCAATCAAGAATCGCTTCATAGGTCTTGGCTTGGATGCTTGGGTGACCATTGCGACTGAACACCCACCCCTCATCCATTAATGCGTTGGCGTAATGGCTTGCTATTCTGTTGGTTCGAGCCATGATGCACCACTCGCCCTCAGCTATAGGTACGTCATACAAGTCTTGGTGGTATCGCACAATCCCTTCTTCTTCCTTGGGTTGCCACTTCTTAGGCTGGCGCCCCTCAATCCGTGACACAATTTTCTGTGCTTCTTGCCACGGTTCAAAAGGCAACCGGTACGACTGCTGCAACACTTCTTTTTCTTCTGTAGCCTCTAGAAACGCGTTAGGGTCTGCGCCTTGAAAGCCCATGATGGCTTGATCGTCATCCCCGGTAAATACTTGTACCTTGGTTTTCCGCAGTACATCGACCATGGACCACTGAAGGGTGGATAAGTCTTGTGCCTCATCGACAAACAACGCCTCGATGTCAGGACACTGGTCTTCCTTAACGAAGTTATCAATCATGTCAGTAAAATCTAGCTTGCCGTGAACCTTTTTATAGCTTTCATACGTATCTACTAATCGCTTTAGCTCCGGCCAATGTAAGTTGTAATTGTTAGCCTCACGAAACGTCTGCTCCAGGCTTTGACACTTGCTCCTCGATAGATGGTGTAGCCCCAAGTAGGTGTCACCCACCGATGTGCCTAGCTTATCAAAGTCACTTTCGACCTCGTTTTCTTTCTTAAAAGCAAAAGGAACGCTGACCGCATCCCCGATAGCCTTTAAATCTGAGCCTCGAATAACGTCCGATGTCTTATATCCGCCAGCGCGGAACGCCATGGAGTGCAGGGTTTGGAAGTAAGGCAGTGAATCTGTTGGTACGTTCCAATCGTTTGACACACGCTCCCTTGATTCTTGTGCCGCCTTTCTAGTAAACGAAACACAAGCTATCTGCTCAGGAGCAATACCCTCTTTGATATAGCCTTGTATCAAATTGCTGTTGGTTTGAGTCTTGCCACAGCCCGGAGGACCTAATATTGTTTTAATCAAAATGGAACCTCATCTTCAAAATCAACAGGAGGTAGGTCTACCTCCCCTCGTATTATCTCCGGAATAAACCACACTCGAACCTTTTTCCACTGGTCACGATTGTCTTTGAACCGGTACTCTTTATCCGCGCGCTCTTCTGTGGACATTTCTTTTAGTCTCTCAGTAATCTGACCGCGT